TTAAGTGTAATGATATATCTTGGCACTGCCTTGTTCTCAAAGTAATCAATATTGTAGTTTGATGCAAGTTGATCACCAATAAGTGAAGCAAGGGCTGAAATAATATCTGGAACTCCATAAAAAGTATTTAATGGAGAGTATTGTTTAAAATGAATAACCTCATTTGGTCTTGTGTCTGTTGTTACTGGGTTTTGATTCTTTGCCCCAAAATTTCTAAAGTATGTAACTGCTGGCTGGATAATCTGAACATATCCGTCATTTAATCTGCGAACACGCATTGTTGTTGATGGAATGTGACCAATGTAACCGATTTCTCCTGTTACTTTACGACCAACTTCCATGTATCCGTTTCCAGTTGCCTGAACGTCTACATAAATTTTTTCCATAATTTTTGTAAAACTATCATCATCGTTAAGATTTTCTAACCAATCACGCATTTCAATCTTTGCTCTTTCAATCCTTTTACGAGCACGGCCAAGAGAATTTTCGTCCTCAACGTTTTCAAGTTTTAGCATGGTACGTGAAGAAACAACAAAATCATAGCCAAGACCAACAACGTTTTCTACTTTAGCGTCAATTGCTGCGTGGTTTGCAAAAGATGTATCGTAGTAGTTTGCTAATTCATAAAGGTTATAAGGTGGTGTGATTACATCAAAAAGTCCATAACCATTTCTAACTGCTGCTCCTGGATTTATGGCTTTTGATTTTGTATTGTCTGTTCCAGACTGAACCGCATTTGCGCTATCTAAATATGCGGTATTTGGATCTATTGCTTTGCCAATAGTACGAGCAACACGTCTTTTAAAGTTTTGATCAAGATTGTTTAAATTTTTAATAAAATCCCAGTTTTTATTAAAAGGATCGTTCTTTTTAAATTCATCATCTTTGTCTGCAAGATTGTCAATACTTGCACCAATGTAGTACTCTTCTTCATCAATCATCAGAACCATGCTCCTTTATTGTTTGTTGTGCTGCATGAACTGCGCCCAAATCATTCATATTAGGAATGAGTCCTTCTTTCATTCTAGAAATTTGCTCAGAGTATTCCATCTCACTTACACGATTTACTCCAGGATGAAAAACTGGTTTTCCTTCTGGCTGACCCCAATATTCTGCTGCTTTGCGTAATTCCATGATCTTTTCAAGATCACCTTTACGTGCAGGAATGTTTAAAAGGTTTCCGTGACCATCTCCAAAAACCTTGCCATTGGGTTTTTCCCAAAAATATAAACCCCAATCATAGTTTTTTTCAATAAGTTTTATCTTGGACTTACCAACTTCTCCTGGTTTTTTCTCTCTCATAACCATTAGTATACCATATTATGCTGGAGGTAATACAGAGTTTTGCCAAATAGCGTCTTTAATTACAGAAACCTCATCTGTTTCTATGTAAATTCCTTCATTATCATCTACAATAATTTTATTTGTTCCAGTATAGTTATTATAAACCTCACCAGCATTAACAATATACCTACTATCCCTTCTTTTAACTAAAACGTTATTCCAATCTGCGACTGGAAACTCGTTTGTAACGGTGTCCCAATATGCCCAACTCTCATCGTTAACTTCATCCCATGATCTATAAACATTGGACAATTCCAACTGTGATCTTGTTCCTTTATAAAAAGAAATATTGTTAAAGGTCATAAGATTTCTTAAATTAATTTTTCCATTAAAAGCATTAACGTTTAAGTTTGTTGGAAAAGACATACCTAAAACTGTCCATCTCTGAATACTAAGCGTTGGATCAGAAACATACAATCCGTCTACATAATAATCAATTAAATTATAAGAAAGGTTGTCAGATTTTGTTTTTGCAAAAATTCTTCCTCTATCTGCATTTGATGAGTTAGCCTGAATGTAAAATTCTATAGTGTCAACAGCATTTTCTATTTCAAATATTAAAACTGGGTTTTGTGGAAAACCCCATAAGTCTAATCTTAAAAATAATTGCATGGCACTTATAGAAAAAATATCTATTTCTGTTGGATTAACATCAACAGAGATTCCACGATATAGATTAGTTGTTCCTCCTATTAATTCAATACCGCTTTTTCTTGTTAGGTAAAGATATGGTGCACTTTCTTTGTCAATTAAATATGAGTTTTGCGCCTTGTAGTCATAAAGTTCTGTTGATCCAGATTCTTGCTCTAAAACATATGGTTCTATATCTATTGCATATCTGGTTGTTATTGGATTAGGTTCTGTTGCATTAAAAGTTTTTGCAGCAAGTTCTAACTTTCTTAAAGAAACTTGATTGTGTAAAATACCAAAAACTTTAAAGGTCAAAAGATAAACTATTGCAATATTATTAAAATCAACTGTTTTTGATGGATAGATCAAGTAGTTGTCAACAACTTCAAACCTTTTTGTTTCCCAATTTGCTTCTTCATTTAAATCAAGAATTTTATTTTTAAGTGCTGGCATTGTTGTTGTGTATTCAAAATCTGTTTGTGTAACATTTTCTAAAATATTTTGAAAAGTAACAAATGCTCTTACGTTAGAATTATCTGTATTGATTGATTCACTATTGTCTATCCAATATCCAGACTCTTCTCCGCTTTCTTCATCTTGAATTTCTGATGGTGATGGATAGTCAAGATTAAATTGAATAAAATCAATGTCTAAGACTGTTTCTTCTAAAACATTTAAAGAGTTTTTTGCAAGGGACGACAATGGAGTATAAGATTCCCAATAGCCAAATGTTGCAATATCAATAAAAAATCCACCATAGTCTTCAAAAGAAAACAGGCTATAACTTCCAACATGATCAATAAAATTAGCATTTGCAACTGCTGTTCCGTCTTCTTCAAAATAAGTGCTTATTGTATTTGTATGTTTAAAAGTGTTTAAAGATACTTTATAAATATTGCCAGTAAACATGTTTGATGAATTAGGCCTACTTCCAATATACAACTTCAATGACGATGGGTTTGAAAAGAATTGAGACAGTCCATCTACTAGGCTTTCTTCAAGTAATTTTGATATTTGAATTCCCGCAGAAAAAATTCCTGCTGGGCAGGCTACTGATTTAATTACTACCGATGGATCACCTGAAGCAAGATTATGTCTAAATAAATATTTTAAATTTCCTGACTCTCTTTCAATACTAAAACTACTGCTTTCTTTTTGCAAAAATAATAAGGTTCCATCTTCATCTTCTGTAACCTTAAAAGTTCCAACAATGGAGTCTAAAGAGTTTGAAAGAAAAGAAAGGTTTTCAAAATAAACATAAGAGTTGTCAGTCCATTCATTAGATGGCTTTAAAGTAAAAAATTTATTTGTTTCATTTTGAATTAATTTATTATCGGCTTCTAATTCTCTGATAGTCTTTGTTCCAGAAGATCCAGTTAGAACAAAGTTGGGCAGGCTATAATTTGGTGTTTTTAATCTTACAACATCTGGAATTAGTGTATCTGCTGATCCAGAACTCCAGGCTCTAGTGGTTGGAAAAGTAACGTTGTTACTATAATTTGCAAAAGAATAATCTATTTCTGCAGTAGAACCCCCATAATATGAATCTATAATCTGCGGTGTTCTTGGAACTCCCTGACCTAAAATATAATGAATTTTTGCAGCATTGTTTAAAATAGAATAAGGATATATAGCAATACAATCTATTTTAATTTGATCTACAAGAGTTTCATAAGCGTAAATTCCAATCCAATCATTACTCTTGGTAGAGTATTCAACTGAATATTCAGGTGGGAGGGTCATGGTAGAAGTGTTTATTGAAAGAGTGCCAACGTCTTCTCCGTTTACCATAAGTGTTGCTTGATCTCTAATAAGTTTAATATGGATAATCATTGGCCTAAACCATTCGCCAACATAATGTGAAACAAAATTTCCATCAATAGCAAGAGTTAAAAAACAATCTTTTACATATAAACCATCTGTTGATGATACTGGACCTAAAATTCTTTTTGCATCTATTGTATTTGCATCTGCTTGTAACCAAAATTCTAAAGTATAGTTATTGTTTCTTCCAGATTCATTTAAAAATCCATATCCTGGAAAAATAAACGATGGTTTAGTATTAACAATTAAATCTTGTTCTTCTGTAAAAATTTCAACATCTGTCCATGATTCTTGTTGATCTTCCCAATAACTCCAACTTTCATCTTGAACTTGATCCCAGGTTCTATAATCAATTACTTCTGAGTGTGGAATTATTTCAACAGCCCTAACAGAACCATAGACAAGTGGAACACCAAAGTTTTTGGCAGTTAAAGAATTATTTTCTACAACATAATATCCTTTTTCTGCATTAAGTCCATAAGCATCTGCATCAAGAACTGCTTCCAATGACAAATTTATGTCAGTTGGAAAAGTTTCTTTTGTTTGGCCCAGTGATGTTGCATTAAACTCTTCGCTATGTTGGCCTACAGTAATACCATTAAATTGAACATCATAGTTGCCTGAAACTCCTCCATCAGAGGATATAATTTTAAAAACAATCTTAAACTCTGCATCAACATTTGTTGGAAATGTAAATGTTTTTGAGATTGGGATCCAGTCATTTAATTCAATGTCTGTAATAGTTTCAAATACTGAAGTTACTACTGCTGGATCTCCACTTGAATACTCATAGCCAATAGCAATAGATTGAATCCTTGAAGTTTTTGCATAATAGTATGTGCTTATAGCAAAAGTTTGCAGTGGAGCATTTAACTCTTGAAAGTTTATTAAATTTGCACTTTTTAAATAAGAGGTTACTGCTGCACCAGTAGGAGTTGTTGGAACAAAAACCTTACGATGACTATTTGTAAAAGGCTCTGTTTGCTCTATAAAATTTTCTACTGGGACTGATCCTGATGTGACTGTTCCGTTTGTTAGAGTCCAAGTACTGATATTTCTTTGTGCTTCTGATATTAAAGATATGTAATCTGCTGAATCATCTAATGGCCAAATTGCAAGCGGATGCTCGGCAAAAATTTTCTCGGCATATAAATTAGAAGCAGTAGTCATTATTACTCTATTTTACCACACTAAGGCTTAATTTTAGTTGCTAGTTTCTAATTTTATTTCACAGTAATCTGTTGTGCAATACATTTCTCCAACGGAATCAAGATTCTCAATACCGTCATAAATTGCATCAAAGTTAATGTGAGCAACCTTTCCAACATAACCATCGTATTCTTCTTTAGTGATTTGTGTGTATGGTTGTTGTGGATAAGTATGATTTCCCATTGGAAGGAAAGAAACTGCTTTTAATTGACCTTCGTACATATGAAGTGCTGGAGCAATATGTTTTGTTTCTGTTTCTTTGTCAAAAGATAAAGTCACAGATACTCCATTGTCTGACCAATACTTCTGTGTTGTTGCAGCAAGACCAATCTTTTCAAACAAACTTACATCCTTCTCTGATCTTGGATGTCCTGAAGATACTGGGAAATATACTACTGTAGTATTTGCTGAGACTAGATCGTCTTCAATTTTATACCCTGCTGCTTTAAATAAATGTAACATTGGATCTGTATTTCCAAAACGAATTGCACGTAAGAAGTATTCTCCACCAACAGACCAGTGAACTCCTGGAGATGCTCCGGAAAGTAATGAAACTGATCCTGAAGGTTTCACGGTAGTTACACGAATTGACTCACGAACACATAGCCACTCTGAATATCGCTTATCATAATGACGAATCTTGTTGTATCCTTCGTCCATCCACTGTCTGGTTGTTGGCATTCCGTTTGTATCAGTAAATGATGCAATGCCAGTTAACGATGTTCCAATTCTACGGTTTCTTTGCATAATACCGTTTGTAATTTGCCAATGTGTTGGAAGCAATGTTACAGTCTTTCCATAAAGATATGCGAATTTTAAAGTACGCATAAAATCTTCTTTATCTGTATGACGATTTAAATGAACCTCAACTAATGTACATAACTCATAAGATTCTAGTGGTTGTTCTGCACAAGGATTGAATCCCATAACACGATAGTCTTTTCCATCTGCTGGATCTGCTAGTCTTCCATAATTTCTTGCAACATCAAGCCAAATAAAACCAGGCTCTCCATTATCTGCAATTAAATCCACATAATCTTCATAATGAGTTCCAACTTCAGCAGAAATAGAGTTATTACTCATCCATGCCCATCCTGGATTTTCTGAATCAAACGAGTTACGATCTGGAAATAGTTCTGAATTTTTAAGATTAATAAAATCTTTATCGTTTGGGTTTCCAAGAGCAAGTGTTGCAGATCTGCGAACATTGCCAGAAACAACACACGTTCCAATAAGATTTACAATATCTACAATTGCTCTAGAATCAAACTTCTCTCCTGCTCTAGAGCCAATTACTTTACGGATCATTGTATGTAGATCCATTAATGGTTTTGGACCGCTTGCAACGCCACCAAAGCCCTTAATTGGGGCTCCTAGAGGGCGTATCAGATCATAGTTAAATTCTTGAATTGGTTGATTTGCTCTTAAGAATGAATTGAGCAAAAGTCTAACGGATTCTACCCATCCTTCACGAGTATCTGGAATTTCATATACAGATGCTGGTTCTGTTGGTGCATAGATGGATAGATCTTTTTCTTGACCTACCGTGTCAAATCCAACTCCAATACCAAGCATTAATGCATCCATAACCCAGGCAAATAAAGATCCTGGATCGTTACGATCAATGTCTCTTGTTGAAACCATTGCACAATTTTGAAGGGATGCAGAGTTTTTTCTTTCCATTGTCATTGGGGTACCAAAAGCCCAAAGACCTCTTCCTGGAGGTGTCCACTTAAGATTAAACATACGGTCATATGCCTCTTGTGCTGATTTTTGTGCTTTATAGTCGTTCCAAGGCAGTCTGTTTTCTTTTGCATGATTCTTCTGTACTGAATACATACCCTCGATTACTCTTTTACAAACCTCATACCATCTTTCCTTAGTGCCGTCATCTTTTACACGGGAGTAAGTGCGAACAAAAGTAATCTCTCCTAATGAGTTTCCACCTGCATCTTTGAACCCAAATGGTGGTTCAATCTCTATATATTTGTTTACAAAATCATCAGAAAAGCGAAAAGAAAATACGTCAGAC